ATTATATTGTTGTTTGGTAGTGGTTTGAATTGAATACTTGGGTAGATCCACAGATTTAACCAGCATGTTTAATTCTTCAGTTATTGTAGAATTAAAGTTAGGCAAGGCTACTACTGCTTTATCGTTGATATTAAACGAAACGTGATATAAAAATTTTTGTTTTGGAGCCAGTCGAAAACTATCATCCACAAACATTCTAGCTGCATGTTGATAATCTGCTAGATTGCCTTTGGGATTGAGTGTTCCTTTGAATACTGAGTCTAAAAATCCTTTGATTAAACTGGCCATACAAGTATTTATATGTGAAAAATCTATGCTGTGTAAACTAAAAAAGGGGCCATTTAGACCCCTTTTTGAATCAATTTAGTAATGAATTATTGACCACCGCCTGTGGCTAGTGTGTTGATTGTTCTGCCTACTTCTGTGCCAATGCCAGTGCCTTTAGGTGTTTGGATGGCATTATCATAGGCTATGGCTAAAGTTACGCTGACAGGTGTGTTTTCTTGATAAGCCAAAGAGTTGTAATTGGCACTTTCAAGATAGCAACCATACAATTCAAAAGTTTCTAATATTCCTGGAGTCAATGCACCATTGCCACCATCTAATATTTCTATTCTAGTTAAAAATTTATAATCAGATCCTGATGCTGCAGCTGATTGTTCAAAGAAATCAAATTGTTTCTGTAACTGTTCACCCACTAATTTTTGAACGTTGTTGTTGACATCTTCTCTTAAATTTAGTGTGATTGGTTCCCAAGTGTGTTTGCCAGCTAGATAAACTTTTGAGTTGTACACATCCAAAGTGATTTTTTCAAAAGATAAATTTGGTCTGGTAACGTCCATCACCTGTTTGGTTAATTCTGTAGTGGGAGTTGACACGCCAAAGTTTTCCAAAGATACTCTGAAACGATACTGTAGTTTTGGCATCAACAAACCTTGACCTGATGCACTTGCGTTGCTGGCCAAAGGTACTGTTAATTTAGATAGTGTAGATATACTCATTGTTTCTCCTATTGCTAGTATTTATAAGTTTATTATAAACCTGATATTTCTCCTGTGTTTTTTAAACGTAACGGTATGTAGATGAACTCAACTGCTTTTACTGGTTCAATCGCTATGTCCAAGTACAATTCATTACGATCTATTCTGGCTGGAGTGTTGTTGCTCTCGTCGCACACGACCAAGAAGTCATACAGTGCTCTAGTGCCTACTAACTCTAGCAATAAACTTTCTGTTTGTTGTTTGATTTCATCTCTTGTGATCTTGTCATTGGGTTCAAACACATAAGGCTTAGCCAATTTATTCAATTGACTTCTTAAGTAAATCACCAATCTTGCCACGTTGATTCTGTCCAATGCTGATGCGTTTCTTGCTCTGGTTTTTTGACCATAGTTCACAAGACCTGCGCCTGTAATCACTGTGATAGGGTTAACATTGGAAGTGTATAATGTGTCTCTTTGACCTTCATTTAATACTGTGTTCACAAATTCCCCTTCAGAGCTTACATAACCAACTGCAGAAGCATTAGTAATGCCACCACGTCTGGTGCCTGCTGGTGCGAACCAAGGATAAGAAACTTGATCGCTCAATGCAATAGTTCTAAGTATCATGTGACTTGGAGGAACCACCACATCTCTACCAAAATTATCACTGGTAAATCCTGATGGATAAAATACACCCATGTATTCATCAAATGATGTTAATCCTGTGTCGCTGTCTTGCACTGCAAGATTCACGTTGGTCGCCCATTCGTTCAAAGAAGTAGCATCTGGAGTCAATCTAAACGGTGAGTCTCCTATTACAAAAGCTGTTAAACCTCTGTCATAGTTTAAAGTGATCATTTCGCCGATTAATTCTGGGTAACCAGGACAAGCCATAAGATTGAATAATCTTGATGCATCATCTCTGATGTCATCATTAGAATTCAACATTGCTTGCAGTTGTTGTACCACAACTGCTCTTTGTGCTTTTCTTCCAAATGTGCCTGCACCGTTGACTTGATTTGCAGATTCAGTTTTCCATCTATGAGGATAATAACCAGACATTGATTCTGGGAATCTAGTGTTAGATTCATTCACATTTATGTAATTTCTCATGAATTTTTTCACATTGAAACCACTTCTGCGTGTGTTGAATAACAACATGCCTTTTGGATACAATGCTGGATCTGGAGCATCAAAATCTAAAAAGTTACTGGTCAATAATGCTTCAATAGTAGCAGGCTCTTCACTTAATGCGCCCGAAGTACCATATCTAGCGTCAGCAAATACGATTCCATTTTCTGTGGTTTGATCTGAATTGTCCACTTCAGTAAATTTTGCTGTGATTGAATTCCATCTGTAAATTTTAGGATAGTTTTCTATGTCACTGGTGTCGATCCATATATCACCAGTTACTAAAACTGTTCCATCGCTTTGCACAGTTGGTTGAGTGGCTGACACAATTGGTCCCAACGGATCAGTGTTTGGAAGTGCTGCTGCGTCTCTGTAACCTTTCCAAGTGGTACCATTGTGATACATTATATCAACTTCATCTACAACTGAACTGTACCATAATCTACCGTCAGTGGTCAAACTAGTTGGGTTGTTTGTGCCTGCTACATACGCTAATACTTTAAAGTTTGAAGCTCTAAGCACCACTGGATTAGTTGAACCGTCAGTTTGATCATCGTTGTATAAATTTGTAGTTGACTCGCCTACGAATCCAGCCAAACTTAATAGATCATCTGTATCTGTAATTTTAATTTCTCCACCAAGATTGTGTGATATTACTATGCGATTAAGTTCATCCACACTTGCTTGAATGTTGGTAAATCCTGCTGCATTAATCGCTGCTGCAATTTTATCTGCATCACCTGAAGCTCCCGCCATTGCATTTCCAGTGCCTGCGGATAAAGTGATTGTCACTGCTGCTGCTAATGATTCTTGATTAACTTTTGACTCTGCCATGGTGAATGTGTAATTGCCTGCTATCAATTGAGTGGTAATCACACTGGATTTAATAATAGTTGCTCCACCATTTTCTTTTCTTAAAATTCTATAATCAACTTCGTCGCTGGTGTTGTTGGAATTCACATACAAAGCACCCAATGGTATATTAACTCCACCACCTGTTCTGTCTAGATTATAAACGGCAGATTCATTGTTGTTGTACAAAGGAGCAGATACATCTTCAAATAGATTAGTTACTCCATTAAATTTTTTAACTTTAAATTTAGCACCTAAATTTGGCGCAGTGATTTTGATCCATAAAGAACCAGTGGGTCTTGGATTAGCATCAGTGGATTTATACAATGGAACCTGTGTGTGGGAAGCAGTGGTTACTTGTGGTATGTAGTATGTGCCTGCTGTCAATCCTAAATCTGCCAGGATGGTTCCAGCAACAGATGCTATCACGATGTTTGATGTGGTTGAAAATATAGTCAAAGAAGTATTAACAGAAGCTGCTGTTACACCTGATATGCCAGCTGAATTAATTGCCGATACCACAGCATTCAATGAACCTCCTGTGATTGATGTGCCATTGATTGTAAAAGTTCCTGACACCGACGCTGGATTTTGCACAGTGCCTTTCACTGTGTAGTGACTGGCTTTCCAAGCAGTGCTTCCAACTTTTACCCATGTGCCTAGATAATTTTTGTAGTACAAATCATTAAATGCAGTGGTTGCATTAATAAGGTAATCACCAATTTTTCCTGTTGAACCTTTGGGAGCATTGCCTGCAGTTTCTCCCACCAGCTGATCCACTTCTAATGATGTGATAACTGTGGGTATTTTGTTTATGAATGTTTGACCATTTGTGGCTGTGATTGGATTAGAATTCCATTCGAATATTCCGAACAATGTGTTTCCAGTGTCAAACCAATATGTGCCTGCAGCAGGATTAGCTTCTGGAGCTGTGGCTGATGCTTCTAGTTCTCCTAGGTCAATGTCTGCTCTGACCACATACGCTCTGTTGCTGACTCCTAAGTAAGAGTATGCTGCTTGTAAACCGTATTCATTCAATTCACCACCATGAATGGGATTGTTATTAGTGTCTGTGACAAACACTGCATCACCAAAAGTTTCACTTAAATCTCTTTGAGAAGTTATTAAAAAAGGTTTGCCAGCGTTGGCTTTTGTTGTTCCTATCGCTGTGCCTGTGGCTGAGGCATTTGCTTTGTTTTGCCTAGTGGCAATGAAAATCATTGGAACTGTACCTGGTTCCGCTGGTGTATAAAAACTTTCGTCTATTACTGTAACTTGTACGCCCGGTGATACTAGTGCCATATTGTTTTCTCCTATCTATGACTTATTTGAATGTATTTATTCTGAACGCTCAAAAACACACCTAATTAAACCCAACAAAAAGGGCCTAAAAAGGGCAGCTAAATACGCTATGAGACCTTTGTGCAAAGCCTGCAAACAACGCCCGTGTGCTGTGAATTATCACAAAGCAAACAAGGTATTTTACCGAAGTCAGTGTGAGTTGTGTGTGCGTTACAAAGGCAAAGCCATGGGTCAGCCCAAATGGCAACAATCAGGATATGTCAAAAAGACCGAGTGTGATAAATGCTCACATAAAAGCCGACATCCTCAGCAATTCAATGTGTTCCATGTGGATGGCAATCTCAACAATTGTAGATTCAACAATTTAAAAACAGTATGTGCCAATTGTCAACGAGTGCTGCAAGCACAAGGCATTAAATGGGTGCAAGGAGACCTTGTACCTGATTTCTAAGATCCTGCACAGTGCTGTTGTTGGTTAACTCTGTGTCAAACTGACACCTAGCCCAAGCCCATTCACTGGCGTGTATGTCTTTGGGTTCTACTCCCACATCTTGATATATTTTGAACCATAATGGCAGTGTGCCTCTTTTGACCCACCATACTTTACCGCCCACTGTTTTGATCATGTCAGCTTCATTCACAAAACGTACATCTGGAATCACCCAGTTTATTTGAGGATTATCCATAATTTTCTTTTTGGCCAAACTGACCCATATGCCATCGTAGAATCCATTGCGCATGCATTCTGTGCCAAATTTTTGCAGAGCCAATCTAGGAGTTACTGTGCTGCCCACTTCTTTGCTCCAATATGCATCTGGCTGTTCACGCCATACTCTACTCTCA